AAAACTTAACAAAGCGTTCTCTGACTATCTCCAGTATCGGAATGTCTCCACGGACATTGAGAAGGATCGGATTAAGGACAAGCTTGCGAAACTGGCTAACTGTGACGAGGATTTGATGATCAAGATCCTTGACCAGTCTATCGAGCAGGGATGGAAAGGCCTTTTTCCGTTGAAGCAGGAAACCCATAAACCGGCACGAAAGGAAGGATGGGAATGACAAGGGAAGATATCAAGGAACTGCTGATCAACATCAAATCATTCTACCCACGGTTCAGCCTGGTTGATACCAATTCGGATGACGAGTACGTGGTCCGGTCACAGACGCTGGACGCCTGGTACGGCATGATCGGTTACAAGACCAAGGAAGAATGCGACAGCATACTGCGTGATTATATCGCAGGGCCGAATGGAGATAAGGCACCAAGCGTAGGCCTGTTCGCAGCAAAGCGGAAGAGTGGGGATGTACTGACCGGCACGGCATACCGGAAGAACTACGAGGTGATCTACCAGCCGGATAAGGGTGAGGATCCGAAGAGGCTCTTCGTGATCTGGACAGGATCCGCGTGGCAGGACATTGAAGGACGGATGTGGGCGGAACCGGAAGAGCCGCCACATCCGGAGCTCGTGGACCGTGACTTCAAGTGGGAAGGTGAAGGTGAGTTTGCAAACCAGGTCCGAAAGACCATATGGCCGTACACGGATGAGAAGATCCTGGACATGATCGACAAGGAAGTGGAAACGTGGGAGGACATCGAGAAGAGGATCATGGGAGGCTAACTATGGACTACTGGCATTTCAACTTCATCTGTCCGTACTTCAAGTGGGATGAGAAACTCCGGATCGGCTGCGAGGGAAAGCACATCCTGAAGTTTGATTCGCCGAATGATGCCAGGAACTTTATGAAACGATACTGCGCCGGCTGGAAATGGGAATCCTGTCCGCACGCCGCAGATCTAAACAAGAAATACGAGGAGAAACAAGATGGCAAACAAAAAAACTGACCAGGAAAAACTGAAAGAGCTCAAGCAGAAGATGTCGAACCTGCGAGCAACGAATAAGGATCTGCTCGCACGGCACGCGGAGGATCAGGCGAAGATCAAAAAGTATGAAGAGATGATCGCCAATGATCTGAAGGACATCCAGGAAGCAATGAACGAGGTTTACCTGAAGAGCATGTGCGAAGAGTACGGAGAGCCGGTCCTGGATGAAGAAACAAATGAGCTGCTCGGAAAGCGTTTGGAATTCCGGGCACTGCGGAAGAACAACTACAAGCTGAACCTGGCTGAGAAGCTGTTCTATCCGGAAGATGATCGTTTTATCAGCACAATTACGGTCGGGATCACATACCCGGCAGAAGAGGAGGAAGAAAACAATGGCAAAGATTAACAGATTTGAATGCGACCTGTGTGGCGTACCGATGGCAAATGGGACAGAGCACCACATCCAGATCCGGTACCCGTACCGGAAAGAGGATATGGATAAGCAGGTGATCTACCGGACGCAGCGCAGGACCAGGACGATCGAGCTCTGCGAGAGCTGCTTTGAGGAAAGACTGAAAGAGTTTGGCATTCCGGAGGTAGAAAGATGACACACAAGATTAAGCTGGCGGAGTCGTTCGCAGATCCGGTTCTTTCCGGAGATAAATGCTTTGAGATCCGGCGTAATGACAGGGGATATCAAAAGGGTGATCTCGTGAAATTTACGGTCACATCCGGAGGTGGATATAAAAGGATCTCGCATCCATTGGATGACGAACTGTTTCAGATCACCTACGTCATAAAACCATCAGCCCTATGGAAGCGTTCAGCGAATTGGGCATAACGAAACTGTCAACCAGGGTGGGAGAACTCATTCGGGAAGGGCACAAGATCAAAAAGACACCGGAGCATGGCGTGAACAGATACGGAGAGACCACCAGATATATGGTGTATGCGTTGGAGAAAAAGGGAGGTAAGAATAAATGCTGACAACGACGAGTGAAGTAAAGAAAGAGTATGAGGAAAAGATCGAGCAGATCCGTGCGGATCATAAGAAGAAGGTCCAGATGTACGAGGATCAACTCGCATCAAAGGACGAGTATATCCAGCATATGCTGAAGGTTCTGGAGAGCAGGGATCAGACCATCAAGCGGCTGCAGAAGGAAAAGAACACGCTAAAGGCAACGATCCAGATCTTCGAGAAGGATGAGAGGAGGAAAAAGAAATGATCATGCAGATAGCCGGCGGCATTGTGGTAGGTGTTATATTCCTGGTGGTAATCGCCATCCTGATATGGGTGATGGCACAGATCATCCTTCACGTCCGGGAGAAATACTATGAGTACGAGGATGAGCTGGACGATTACACCAGCGACGACGATGATCTGAAGATCTATAAGAACCTGGACGGGAGGGACCATCGATGAGCTATATCAGTGATTACAAGCATGGAGCTATTGATAGGGATGAGTATGACCAGTTTGCCGCGGAAGAGAACTATGCGGACAAGGTGGATCAGGAGAGATACTATGAGTACGAAGAGAATGAGTGATTTTGAACGGCTGATGGAATGCATCACCTGTGGTAGAGATCCTCGTCTGTGCGATTGCACGGATGAGGATGAGTACGAGAATGGATCGTGCAAGAAATGGACGAGAAGGAGGAGGAAGAAAAATGAGCGCGAGCAAGTGGAAGTGGACGCCGGAATGTGACCGGGGGATCTGCATAGGTGACTGTGACAGGTGCGACAGGGCAGTGGACGACAAGGAAGAAGCATTTAAGACTGTCCTGGAGGAGCTGAAAAAGATCAGGCTGTTCACAGGGCTATACGATGCAAGGAAAGGCAATGATCAGTTTATGTACGGCGTGCAGATGGTAATGGAGCACATCGCATATATGGCCGGAGAGTACGAAGGATTCGACGATATGTTCACAAAGAATCTTTTTAAGAGCATGGATAAGGCAGAGTATCTGTTGAATATCGATCCGCTGAGAGATGCAGAACCGATTCCAACTTGGCGAGGGAATATGGACGGGTTAGAGCCATATCAAGGGAGAGAAGAATGAGCAGGTATATAGACGCAGATAAACTGTTGGACGATTTAGGTCTACGCAAGGGAATTACCGCAGACGAAATAATCAACGGAATCCCGGAGAAAGGTATTCGCCCGATGGACGAACCGCATTGTTGGTTTTTCCTGTCGATAATGCTTGCACCAACCGCAGATGTGCGTGAGGTTGTGCATGGGGAGTGGGTTGACAAGGGTGATAGATATTATTATTGCTCTGTATGCGGAAGTCATTATACAGACAATCACCCATATTGTCCGTGTTGCGGAGCAAGGATGGTGGAAGAATGGGGGACAAAGATGAATGATATGATGCCAAAAGAGCAGAGTGACTTTATTGAGAAGGTGCGCGATAAGACACTGGAGAGTTACAACATGGATGAGCACGAAGCATGGGACTTCGCATTCCGCGTGTGGCAGGGGCAGAATTTCCTGCGAGAGCGCCTAAGTATAAAGGGCAGCTGGGAGCCACATCCACATAGCAGGGAATGGGACGTGTGCTCTGTCTGTGGGATAGGCACGAAACGCAGGGAGTATGGAGTCCAGGAGGATGGCCGGGAATGGATGATGGAGGAGAATTACCGGTACTGTCCGCACTGCGGAGCTGATCTGAAGGGTGGTGGTGCCAAATGAGGAACGACCAGACATATATGCTACAAAAAGAGTCGAGATGATCGGCTCTTTTTTTATGCCTTATGGGGTGAAATCTGCAAACAGGGTGTGTTAAGCAGTACATATGGCTATAGGTAAGTACAAAGAATGGCTGACGGAAGATGGCCTGATCCTGCTGCGTAAGTGGGCAAGGAACGGGCTGACGGATGCTGAGATAGCTGAAAACATAGGCATCACAGCCACGACTCTTTACAACTGGAAGAACAATCACGTTGAGATATTTGAGGCCTTAAAAAAGACCAAGGACATCTATGATTCCGAGGTCGAAGAGGCTCTGGAAAAGGCAGCCCTTGGTTACTACGTCTGGGAGGAAGAATGGCGCAGGGATCCGGATACCGGCGATATGGTGATGTTCAAGAAAGAGAAGAAGTGGATCAAGCCGGATACGACAGCGCAGATCTTCTGGCTGAAGAACCGAGACCGGCAGCATTGGAGAGACAAGCAGGACATCACGCTGGACGCAGAGAATGACGAGATCGGCGTGATCGCATTGCCACAGATAATGACTCCGGAGAAGCCTCCGGAACAGAAAATAGAAAGAGAGGAATAACATGAAGATCAATAACGCAGTTGTTGAACCAGTAGCAATCAAATGGGATAACATCACGCTTCCGCTGAAGGAAGGCACGCCGATCAGCATCGGCGGAAACATTGCCAATAACGGCACGGCAATGGGCCTGGTTCCGGTCACGGTATACAACAGACCGGTTGCCAGCGACAGGATCAGCATCCTGGTATCAGGCGATGTGGATTTGGCAGAGGTCGAGAAGAGCTTTGGCTCTGCCCTGGAACATTCCGCAAAGGCAGCTATGAGTGGCATCCGGTTCCATAAGAAAGACGGAACGATTGACGATTCCGCTGACAATGACACCAAGTACACACTGCCGACAGCATCTCCTGGAACGCTTGGCGGAATAAAGATTGGAACAAACCTGGGGATCTCATCCGGAGCTGCATATGTGAAGAACGCTACAAAAACGGCAACCGGCGCAGTACGGATGGCTGTTAATCTGCCAGCCTCAACAGCGGCAGATGTTGCTGCTCTCAAAGGGGATTTTAACGCACTTCTTGGTTTGTTAAAGAATGCCGGCATTATGGAGCCGGACGCTCAATCATAATTTATGCCGAATATCATCTGGACACCACAACCAAAGCAGCTCGCGCTGATGCAGAGGTGGGAAGATGAGGCATTATACGGCGGAGCTGCTGGTGGCGGCAAGAGTGACTGCGCACTGGCAGAAGCATTAAGGCAGGTACACATCCCACATTACCGTGGGCTGATCCTGCGTAAGACATTCCCACAGCTGACCGACCTGATCGACCGGAGCCAGGAGCTGTACAAGGCATCCTTCCCGGCCGCAAGGTACAACGACAGCAAGCACGTCTGGACATTCCCATCCGGGGCTAAGATCTATTTTGGATCGCTGCAGTACACGAAGGACCGGCTCAATTATCAGGGCCGGCACTACGACTTCATCGACTTCGATGAGCTCACGCAATTCCAGTACGATGAGTATATGTACCTGCATTCCCGGAACAGACCGAATGGTCCGGACACGAGATGCTACATAAGGGCACAGGCGAACCCTGGAGGCATCGGCCATTCGTGGGTGAAGGAACGCTTCATCACGCCGCGTCCGCCGATGCAGACCATATGGGAAGAGGCAAGCGTCACATTCCCGGACGGACATGTAGAGACCAAGTGGAAGAGCCGTATCTTCGTGCCTTCCACGGTCTTTGACAACCAGAAGCTGCTGGAGAATGATCCGGACTACATCATGCGGCTCGCGTCCTTACCGGAAGCGGAACGGAATGCGCTGCTGTATGGCGATTGGGACACATTCTCCGGCCAGGTATTTACCGAATGGCGCAATGACGGCGAGCACTACGAGGACCGGAAGAACACGCATGTGATATCGCCATTCAAGGTACCGCAGGACTGGAGCATCTGGTGCAGCATAGACTGGGGTTACAGCAAGCCATTCTCCGTCGGATGGTACGCGATCGACCACGACCGGAGGATGTACCGCATCAGGGAATACTATGGCTGCACGGGCACACCGAACACCGGCATAAAGCTGGAGCCATCGCTTGTGGCACAGAAGATCAGGGACATCGAATCAGATGATCCGAACCTGAAGGGCAAGACGATCCATCGGATAGGTGATCCGGCCATCTGGCAATCGGATGGCACGGAGAGCATCGGGGATCTGATGGGACGCCAGGGCGTTTATTTCGAGAAGGGAGACCACGCAAGGATCTCCGGCAAGATGCAGTGCCACCACCGGCTGACGTTCGATGAGAACGCCGTGCCGATGTTCTACTGCTTCAGCACTTGCAAGCACTTCATCCGCACGGTACCGGCCCTGGTGTATGACGAATCCGACGTGGAGGACATCGACACCGACGGCGAGGACCACATCTATGACGAGTGGCGGTATGTGTGCATGGCGAACCCGATCGCACCACCGATCAGGAAGATAGAGAAAGTAAAACCGTATGATCCGTTAGAGACACCACTTGACCGGATCATCAACGGATCAAGATATGACAACTACGAAGCTTATCGAATTTAAGGGAGAATCAGATGGAAGATAAGATTTTTTATGGCAGACAGGATGAGCAGGTGACAATGGATGGCCAGCCGGAAACTGACAATCCGATGGTGCAGAAGCTGATCACGGAGGATGACATCGCGGAAGCGGCCAACATCCTGAACAAGTACAAGGCAGGCAAGGCCAACCTGGAGAACCGCATCGTCAATGATGAGAAGTGGTACAAGCTCCAGCATTGGGACCTCATCAATGCCGCGAAGAAGGAAGAGGACCAGAAGAAGATCACGGTCCAGAGCACATCCGCCTGGATGTTCAATGCGATCGCCAATAAGCACGCGGATGCAATGGACAACTATCCGGAGCCGGTCGTGCTGCCAAGGGAGCGCAGCGATGAAGAATCCGCAAAGGTCCTGTCGCAGGTCCTTCCGGTCGTGATGGAGTACAACGACTTCCGTGGAACGTACAGCTCCAACACCTGGGAGAAGCTGAAACACGGCACGGCGATCTATGGGAACGTGTGGAACAGCCAGAAGATGAATGGCCTCGGCGACATCGACATCATCGAGATGGATGTCCTGAACATTTTCTGGGAGCCTGGCATCAGCGACATACAGAAGAGCCGGAACCTGTTCACCGTGGAAGTGATGGACACGGACATCCTGATATCGCAGTATCCGGAGTGCAGGAACATGCAGGGCAATGGCGTGGTGAGCGTCACGCAGTATCTGTATGACGAAAGCATCGACACATCCGAAAAGAGCATGGTCGTTGACTGGTACTACAAGCGGCGCACGCCGGACGGCCGGACGATCCTGCATTACTGCAAATTCGTGAACAACATCATCCTGTACGCATCCGAGAACGATCCGAAGTACCGGGACAGCGGATACTACGCACACGGCCTGTATCCGTTCGTATTCGACGTGATGTTCCCGGAGAAGGGAATGCCGACCGGATTCGGCATCATCGCCATCTGCAAGAACCCACAGCTGTTCATCGATAAGCTGTCATCCAATATCCTGGAGAACAGCATCCTGGCTACAAAGAAACGATTCTTCGCATCGACATCGACCAACATCAATGTCAATCAATTCCTTGACTGGAACAATCCGATCGTGGAAGTGGAAGGCCAGATCGATGGCTCAAGGCTCCAGGAGATCGTGACACAGCCATTACCGGCCATCTATGAGAACGTCCTGCAGCAGAAGATCGAGGAGATGAAGGAAACATCTGCGAACCGGGACGTCACATCCGGCGGATCGGCATCGGGCGTTACGGCAGCATCCGCCATCGCAGCCCTTCAGGAAGCAGGCAACAAGCAGAGCCGTGACATCATAGCGGAGTCTTACCGGTCATTCACGAAAATCTGCGAGCAGTGCATCGAACTGATGCGCCAATTCTATGATGAGCCGCGTACATTCCGGATCACGAACCAGTTGCCTGGAGAGTACGCATTCGTCGATATGAGCAATGCGCTGATCGGACCGCAACCGACCGGAATGCTGCCATCAGGCGAGGAGACATACCGCGTGCCGATCTTCGACCTGAAGATCAAGGCACAGAAGAAGAACCCGTTCAGCCGGATGGAAGAAAACGAGCGTGCCAAAGAGCTGTACTCGATGGGATTCTTTAACCCGGAAAGGGCACAGGAAGCTCTGCTCGCTCTGGAGATGATGGACTTTGAAGGCAAGGAAAAGATCGTGGAGCAGGTGCAGCAGGGACAGACACTGCTGAATCTCCTGAACCAGGCGATGCAGGCACTTGCGATGATGAGTGGCCAGATGATGGGCGAGCCGATGGGAGAACCGGGAGCAGAACCGCAGCCGGAAGCAGAAGCACCAAGCGGCAAAAACGTAACGAACAAGGCAACGGCAGGCGTGATGGAATCCAGGGCACCGAAGCTGCCATATGCACAGCGGCTGGCGAAGAGATCCACACCTGACATGAACTCAGGAAGCGCACAGAACACGGGATTACGCTGATGACAAAGATCCAGATCACGAAAGCAGATCCAAGATATTCCATACAGTTTGACGGGCACGCGACCGGATCGGCGGAAGTATGCGCCGGAGTATCCGCGCTGATGTATTCCCTGGAAGGATACCTGCGGAACCATGAAGAGGATCTGTTTCTTCATTCCGCGCAGATCGATAAGCCTGGCTGGGGATACATCTCGTTTGAACTGGAAGATCCATCCAACTTCATCAAGGGAGCATTTGATCTGGTGATCATCGGACTGATGCAGATCGCGGCCAGTTATCCGGAATTCTGCGAGGTAAAACTGAATGAAATAAAAAAATAAAAAAGTTTCCGGTTATGGGGTGAAACCACGACCGGCTCTTTGTTATTTTGACAGCAACAGAACTACCCGATGCAGAGATGCAGAACCCGTGGTAGTCGTTGAAAGAGCCACACGGGGCATTGTACCGCGAAGAAAGGAGGACCACATGATCGAATTGTTTCATGTGAAGCTGGACCATTTTGACGGAGAAGGAGCAGGCGCAGCTCCAGCCGAAGGACCAGGAGAACAGGGCGAAAAACTACTTGCCGAGGCCGCCTCTCGGAGCCGGGCGAAGAAAACAGATCCTTACGAGAACGTCGTATTCGGGAAAGCACCTGAACCGGCGGAGGAACCAAAGGAACCGAAGAGTCAGGACGCCGCTGACAAAAAGGATGTCGTGACATCCTCCAGCACATTGGATGAGAAGCGCAAGGCTTATGACGAGCTGATCAATGGAGAGTACAAGGATTTCTATACCAAGGATACTCAGAACATGATCAACCGGCGTTTCAAAGAGACCAAGGAGCTTGAGAGCTTCAAAGCAGATGTCCAGCCGGTCATCGATATGCTGAACCAGCGATACGGCACATCGGACGCACAGGCCCTGATGGCAGCGATCGAAAGCGATTCTGCCTATTGGGAAGAAGCAGCGGATGAGGCCGGAATGAGCGTCGATCAGTACATGCGCTATCAGAAGTTGGAGCGTGAGAACCGCGCACTTCTTCAGCAGCAGCAGGACGTGATCAATCAGCAGATGGTAGACCAGCAGCTTGCACAGTGGACCAGGGAGGCGGAAGCGATCAAACAGGCTTATCCGAACTTCAACCTGGAAGCAGAAGCGCAGAACCCGGAGTTTATCCGGCTTTTACAGGCTGGCACTCCAATGGAGCATGCGTACAAAGTGCTTCACCTGGATGAGATCCTGAATGACACGCGGAATGTGACAGCTGCGTACACCGAAAAGCAGGTAATGGACAACATCAAAGCCCGTGGTCAGAGACCGCAGGAAGCCGGCATCAATTCCAATAACGCTATCACGTATAAACCAGACGTAAATTCTCTTTCCGCTAAAGACCTTATGGAAGTGGTAAAGAGAGCAAGACGTGGGGAAAAAATCACATTTCAGTAGGTAGATTCCCCACAGAAAGGGGAAAATTATGGACATTTTTGTCAAGTTGATGCCGATCAACTTAAAATATTTCGACAATACCCAGACGACCGGCTCCGCAGATCTGTCTGCCGAGATGAAAACATTCTACAGCAAGTACCTTATCACACTTGCTGAGCCGAACCTGGTACATGATCAGTTTGCACAGAAGCATCCGATCCCGGCTAATGGCGGTAAAACCATTGAATTCCGTAAATACGACAGCCTTGCTAAGGCACTCACTCCTCTGACTGAAGGTGTGACGCCACACGGCAACAAGCTCGTCGTATCCACGATCACAGCAACCATCAGCCAGTTTGGTGATTACATCGAGCTGTCCGATACATTGCTGCTGACCGCAATCGACAACAACCTGGTGCAGGCAACCGAGCTGCTCGCATCCCAGGCAGGCCGTACCCTGGACACCATCACAAGAGAGGTCCTGGCAGGCGGTACAAACGTACAGTACGGCGAAGGAAGCAAGACCTCCAGATCCGCACTCGTCGGCGGCGAATCTTCCGGAAACGACCTTCTGACCGTGAAAGCCATCCGTATGGCTGTCCGTACCCTGAAGGTCATGAACGCACCGAAGATCAACGGCGACTACGCAGGCATCATCCATCCGGACTGCGAGTTCGATATCATGGACGATCCGGCATGGCAGGCTCCGCATCAGTACGTTGACACCGAGAACATCTACGCAAATGAGATCGGACGTATCGCAGGCGTACGTTTCTCCGAGTCAACCGAAGCAAAGATCTTCCATGCAGATGATCTGGCTGTTGATGAGACCACAGGCGCACGGAATCTGACAGTATATTCTTACAGCACAAAGGTCATCACCATCAAAGAGAAACTTGCGACCGCAGATGCAACCGCACTGGTCGGACGTAAGATCCTCGTAGGCGGCGAAGTAATGGAAGTATCCGCTGCAAGCGGCAGCTCTTCCGCAAACACGGCAACCATTACCGTGAAAGATACACCGACCGCATCTCCGAGCACGAATGATGTCATTTATCCGGGCGAGGCTGGCGCAAAGGGCCGTGACGTATACGCTACCCTGATCATGGGTGCCAACGCATACGGCGTAACCGAAGTGACCGGCGGCGGACTGCAGCACATCGTGAAACAGTTAGGTTCTGCAGGAACAGCTGATCCTCTGAACCAGAGAGCAACCGTAGGCTGGAAGGCTTACAAAGTAGCAGAACGTCTGATCGAGCAGTATCTCGTCAGAATCGAAACCTGCTCCACATTTGCAGCAGGGGCTAACTGATAGTCACTGATGGGCCGAGGGCGTTGTCCAGCCC